GTGTTTGAGTATATTTCAACACATTTTGAGTGGCAGGATGATTTTTTATGACAGAAAACCAAGAAAAAATAGTAGCACTATACGTCCGTGTATCGACTGGCTATCAGGTGGACAAGGACTCCCTCCCATTCCAGAAGAAAGAATTGAAAGCATACTGCGAACACGTATTGCACATCGACAAAAAGCGAATAGAGATATTTGAAGATGCGGGAAAATCAGGAAAGAACACGAAGCGTCCGGCATTTGAACGAATGATGAACAAGATAAAAGCCGGACAAGTATCTCATGTAATCGTTTATAAGATTGACCGTATATCTCGTAACCTTGTAGACTTCTCTCTCATGTACGATGATTTTAAGTACAACAACGTCACGTTCATATCTCTGAACGAGCAATTTGATACCTCTAGTGCAATCGGAGAAGCTATCCTTAAAATTATATTAGTGTTCGCTGAATTGGAGCGTAAGCTTACGTCAGAGCGTGTTAAAGACGTAATGATAGGACGTGCGAAGAACGTTCAGTGGAATGGGGCAAGGGTTCCGTATGGATGGGATTGGGATGAAAAAAATAAATGCCCGGTACATTCCGATAAAGAAGCTCCTTACGTGAGAACTATGTATCAAATGTATTTAGATGGCGGGTCAACGATCACTATAAGGAATTACAACAACTCTCACAACATCCCTACAAAACGAGGCGGTGAATGGACATCAAAAACTGTAGCTGATCTTTTGAGAAATCCAATGAATAGAGGTGATTACCGGTACAATTATCGAGAAAGCTCACGAGGACGTAAAAAACCGGCGGAAGAAGTCATCTACATTAAAGATGCGTTTCCTCCTATTGTTGATCCGAAGATATGGGATGCTGTCAACAAAAAAATGGATGAGAACGCAGCGTTGCGTAACACAAGCGGACTCCATACGATAAGAAATAGATGTAATGTTTTTGCTGGATTAATTGTGTGTGGGAAATGTGGACACAACTATCAGGTAAAAGGAAAAGACTCACGTAAGGGTAACGGATTCAGACCGTCATCTTATGCATGTACTGGGAAATTCCAAAAGAACAACTGCGATAACATGAACATTAGCGATGTAAATATTGGTCCTTTCATAATAAATTATATCGCAGCAATGGTTGATGCATCAAAAAAAAGGAAGAATATCAGAAATATTGACGACTTAGAGCAACTCATTCTCTCTCACATTAATTTTTCTGATGTGATCGGGATATCCGAGGAAAGTTTGCGGAATACAATGGATCTATTTTCCGTACAGACAAGCTCATTGGGCATATCCTCTCTTAGCACTCAAGACCAAGATGGTAGCGTAATTAGTCAAAAAAATAAATTGGAAGAAGAATTGCAAAAAACAAACCGAGCATTAGAGCGGCTAAAAAAAGCATTTTTATTCGATGATGATGGAATTAGCGAAAAGGAATTTCTTGAAATGAAATCGAAATTAGAAATTGATCGAATCCAAATAGAAAACAGCCTTAAGAAAATCAGTCAGGATTCAATCTCGGCAAACGTGAATCATATTGAGTTTATAAAAACCGCTTCTCAATTCTTAATGATTCACGAAATCAATAGTGGGAATTTTGTGGATTACAAGAAACTTGCGTCCGCAGACGAAAAAACAATGAAAGACTTCATATCCTCCGTAGTTTCCGGTATAACGGTACTTGATAAGCGAATAGTAAAAATAGTTTTTAGGAACGGTTTGTCGCACACACTCTTATACCGATAAAACTCAAGAAAGCCCGTAAATTAAGGCTACGGACTTTCTGAGGGATGACTGAGACTTATAAATTCTCGCTTACGGCATTCATCTGGCAACCAAAGGTTACGGTACTCGCGGTTAAAGGACGTCCCAGCTTTTCAGACATCTCCTTTACATACTTTCGTGCTTTTTCAATAAAATAATACTGACGCTCCGGCTCAGTGGTCGGTGCCTCTATTTCAAGACTCTCAGAACCGGATAATTCCTCAACTATACTCATTATAAGCTTTCCTCTCTTAAATTTATGTATGCGATTTTATATTATATCCGATACGGTCTGATTTTTCAATGAAAAGGCTACACTTTTATATGTAGCCTTCTATGATGTAAAGGAATTTAATTCCAGTGCCCTACTTTTATTTCACCCTGAGTTTCTGACCGGCATAAATCTTATTCGGATTTTTGATGCCGTTCAGCGTTGCAATCTTCTGATAGGTTGTACCGTATTTTGCTGCGATCTTTGACAGGGTATCACCCGATTTTACCGTATAGCACACGGCAGATGATCCTGATCCACTTCCGTTGATTACTTTCTGCACTTCTGCATACCGTTTTCCAAGAACCATCTTGCGGGTATCACCGTTGCCATATTTTCCTGCCTTTGTTTCCGATGCAAGCGTGGATGCTGATGCAGTAGCGATATGGTTGATAAAGGTCTGCACCTCGGAGTAACGACTGCCAAGCTTTGCCTTGCGTGTATCGCCATTACCATACTTGCCTGACAGCGTATCTACCACAAGCTGCAATGTTGTTCCAATCGGCACGACTGCACTGGGACTGGATGCAGGCTGTGACGGCTTGCTGATCCCTGTGATTTCTGCCGGAAAATCACGATAGCAATAATTAACATCTACCCGTCCACTAATGCCCGGAACACTTCCATCGGAGCTGTACTGCCACATATCGGCTTTCATCCCAAGTGTACTATTATAGCGTGCGATCCACAGTGGATATCTTGTCCCCAGCGAACTCAAGTAATTATCCCACCATGATTTATTACAATACACTCCGCACTTATATCCTGCTGCTTCGATCAGTGCAGCAAATTTCTTCATACGGTCAACCGCACCTGTCTGTGTTCCTGATTCTTCCAGGTCATAAAATACCGGATACGACAGTTTATATCCTTTCACCAGTCTCAGCACATGTCTTGCCTCTGACTCTGCCTGTGCAGTTGTCTTTGCATACGAATAAATATAAACACCAAACGGAATCCCCAGTCTGGTACATTCATTTGCATTTCTCTTCCACTGCTTATCATCCTGGGAAGTCAGATCATCCCCGTAACCACACCGAATGATCGCATGATATCCTGCTGCCTTAACTTTCTCCCAGTTAATAGTTCCCTGATGATACGATATGTCTACTACATTAATTGTTGCCATAATTATTCTTCCTCCTTATCTGAATCTCTCAACTGTAAAAGTACGTCTTTCAGGCGTTCCGGGATCGGAACAAATACCGCTGCATTTTCCAGCAGACTCAACGCTTCGTTGCAAATGTAAAATGTAATAACCACTTCCCGGAGTGGAATCGTGCCACCGATCAGCATCTGAATCAGGTAAGCCACAGCGATCACAATAAACATCACGATCTTTTTCAGCAATCCACGAAATCCCGTTTCGGACGAAAGCTGCTTCAAATAGATCCCTTTTAGCACTCCCGTAACATAATCCAGCACTGCAAGACACACGATCGTCTTAAGCAGTACGTCCCATCCTCCTAAAAAGTACGCAAGGATCCCACCCAGGAATCCAAACACAATGCTGATTTCATTAAATAACTTGTCCATCTTTTTCATATTCCTCACTTTCCTCTCTTTCAGCCTATAGCAAATACAGGGCGAACCCCATAAGTGCTTGTAGCTGCATCTGTACTGGCATCTCCGTATTGCGATATCAGGGTGTATGTCTGTGATCCTGCCACATTTCTTAACCAATAGTTTACACCAATCGCCTTCAATTCAGGGGCAAGCCGGAACAGTGCAGGTATCATCTTCCAGAAGTTTCGGATGATTTTCCCCGTCTGCTCCCCGGAAGAAAGCCGTCTTCGTCATTCCATCCCATTCCTCTGAGAAGCTGAACTCTGCTTTCAGATACTCCTTTGTTCCCTCTGCTGTCTCAGGTGGCTCAAGATAGAGCCGCTGATTTACTACTTTGATTTTCATGCTTTTGTATACCCCATTGCCTTTCTCTCATCTACAAATATTTTTAAAATAATTTATATCTTGGCATTTCTTCTCCCCACAACAGATGTCGAATCCAATCGTCAAGAACAACTGCAATGGCAGACAAAAGAAACCATAAAATTGAAAACGGAAGACAGATTTGCCCCAACAGATTGAATGGCATATTGCTGTAATCCCACACATTCCAGCCAAGCAATAGATTTACGATGCAACCGCACACAAACTCCAATAATGTAATCACTGCCGACCCTATAATCATCTGTTTCGCAAGTGCCATGCTTCGATATTTTTCATTGATACACCCAATCAAAAAGAACGCTAACCCACCGACAATAAACATTGTCCAGTGGGTTCGTCCTCGTGCAACAACCTCAAGCAGCATATAAATAAGGCCGCCAATCCCAAATAAAATCAGCGGTCTTATTCTTCTCATGATTTTTGAGCCAGCATTGCTTTCAGCGGCTCAGACTGATAATTAACCGGGATATCCATTCCATAGGCAACTCGTTCAACCTCTTCTTTGTTTTTCAGTGATCGAATATAAATTCTCAGGTCACGAAAATAAGTAACATGCCATGTAACATATCCCATTGCTTTCGATGTAATCCTAGCCATGTCCTCATTGCTATAGAACTTGCAATGTTTGTCCTCATCAGACGTGTGCCACGGAATATTTTCTTCTCTTGCCATAACCTGTGCTTGCAGTCCAACGAGGCTTGTCTGGTCGTGTTCTGTCAACGTAAAATGTTCGGTACTTCCATCGGATAGAACAACATCAACCCCTTGTGCAATTAATGCCTGCTGCGTATCATTCATTTCAATTACTTTCGATTCTATCACTTCTTCAAGCGTTTCCGGCATAATTGGAACTGGTTCAGGCTCCTCATACACGCTCCCATCATTGGAAAGAATGTACCCATCATCAAACACCCGATACAATGTTGTGAAATCTTCATATTTTCCGTAAACGTTTCCAGCATCATTAAGAAGATAAAAGCCGGAAAGATTCTGTTCACACCCTGTAATCTGTATCAGATTACTTGCAATCACAGACGCGAAGCCATTAACAAGATTCATTTTGTCCAAAAATAAGATATTCATGTGTGCCTCCTCACTATGATCTCGCAATCCATACACCGTGGAATTTATAGAAATCTCTCACTGCCGGCGTGGAGAAATAAATAACACCCGTAGTATCAACATATGACATTGCAGCGACTCCGTTCCCCCAACTCTGCGAACATCCTACGCACTGGATGTGCGTTGCTACAGTGGGTCTAAGCTCTGCTGGAATAGCCTCCGAATTGATGCCATACAAGTTGTTAGCAATTAATGTAGTTCCGCTTTTAGCATTGAGAGATACATTGAAATGTACCTCCCTGCCGATTTTGTAAGCCGAAAACGCAGATACGTTATAAAATGGCTGGATATGAAACATTGACTGTGCGTAGCTGACAGGGGTAATCATGTCATACAATTCCTTTACAGCTTTTGCATCAACAAAATATCCCTCTTCCGTGACAAGGCTCACTTCACTCAAGGATACAATCTTATTCGCATGGATATCATTCAATGCCTTTCTTTCTTCTATTATCTCTTTTGCTCCATAGACTGTTCCTTTTTGAGCATACGCAGTCAAATCTTCCAAAGAAATTGTCCCGTCAGTATTGATAGTCTGACGATATTTTCTTTGCGTATTTACGCTTGATAATATCTCATCTTTAAAGTCTAAAGATAATGGTGTATATTGCATCTCCTAACCCTCCTAACATTTTATCGCTGACTGAACTCGCCCCAGCACAATAGATAACCTCTGCTGCGTCAGCTTTTGTGTGGTATAGCCATTGTAAAAAGCAAGGCAGGAGCTTTCCAGTCTGTTCAAGTCTTCGTAGGACGGTGTTCTGCCGTTGTCTATCCACATTTTTTTATCCGTATCAGCAAAAGCAAACGTATCATTCATTAGCGATTCTAAATTATCCTCTAGGGAATTAAATTCGTCCGCATACGGAAAGTCTGCATAACTTGCTTTATCGCTCCCCATTTCTTTCATTGAAACATCAGCATATAGCGTTAGTGCAACTCCCTGTAGGTACGCTATATTGTTTTTGATTCGGTTGTAATCTTCGTAATTGAAGTAATCGCTTTCAGACCAATCTGTTTTTGGCTCTTTCCACATTTCCTTTTCTCCTTGTTCTGAGTCCACCACTCAAAGCTCCGGCATCATATGAAATCTGAGACTCTTCAACCACAGCTTGCAGAGAGGAATCATATTTATTTTCCTGCCGGATCGTGTCTCCACAATCTATCGCTGGCTCTCCACGATAATCAAGTTCATATTCTATGCCGGACGAATAATAATCTCCAACCCATTCAGCAAGCTCTCTACTATGTTCCAGGTCGGAAATTAACGGGTTGTTCCATTCCTTATCATTACCACGGTTATTTACCGATTGAACGGTATAGGCTGTCGAAATGTTATATTTATACCCCCTAACCGATATGCTCACCTCTACCCCAACAGAAACACCTGACAGGGCAATTTCCACATAATAAGCACCTGATGACACGATAGACGCTGACTGACCGCTTTTCCCGTTCTGAATACTTGCAACGTAGCCGTAACTCGGCTCAGAAACATAATAAATAGAGCTATTTCCGTCATAGGTAAATGTTTCAGAAACAAGCTCATCCAACGTATTGCCTTTTGAGTAAAGATATCTTGCAACCTTTATATTTTTTACTTTATCAAGCTGCGTACCTATAGGAGTAGAATACAAATCATCATACTCAATCTTATACGCCGTTTCGGATCCGATGGAGATATAATTTACATGGACTCTGCTATTCGATGGCATTTCCGTAAATTCGATTTCCATTTTGTCATACTCTTTGAAATCGTATTGAATCTCAAATTCCTGAACGATGCCGGAACTAATCACCAGTGTGTCATTCAATACATTGTCAGCGTACGTCCGTATAATAAACTTTTTCGGAAGAATATTTCCAAACTCAATAAAAAGTCCATAGGATTTATATTTTGCCTCAAGCGTCCGTGTAATAACTGGATTTTGCGTAAAGGTTCCGTCATCCTTACTGATTGCCGCACTCACGTATCCAGAGTTTAAAACACCAACTCTTTTTAGAAACAAGGATTTTCCATCCGCTTTCCATCCATTTTTTTCATATGTTGCAAAAACATCTTTTTCATTCTGAACATCGACACTGCTCACATCGGAATAGTAAGTTGTTCCATTGGAACTTGTTTCACATTCAGGGATGAATAATGAATGGATTCTGATTCGTCCATATCTGTCATAATCCAGTACGCAACGTCCGGCATTTGCAATGATCTGTAATGCCTCCTTGTGCGTTACGTTTGGAAGTGGATTGTGTACTTTTACTTTCTTCAAATACGTGTCTATGTCGTATTCGTCAGGCGTTATCCCAGCATCAGCAAACACTTGTTCAGCTAAATCATACAATGAAATTCCGTCCGTATAATATTCACCTTTGTGATACTCATCACTCATGAACTGCAATACATCTACAGCCTTAATGGTTGCTTGTTCGTCATCAGCACTCCATTCATGGACATATAAAGAATGCATCTGCATCCACTCAACACTCCCTGAGTCCAATTTATACCCCATCAAGACATTGATTTTCTGACCACTTTCTAAGAAGTTGATTTCAGATGCCGGATTGTCCACGTTGAAGATCTGATTATCATTATTAAGGGTTATTGAAAATTCTGATTGAGGAAGATCATCATTAATAGCAGACAAACTTGTTGTACTACTCGCCTCTTTAATCCATTCGTTGTCATATTCAAGTCCGAGTCCGAACTGAATATAATCAATTCTCACTCGGTTATTTGGGAAACGCATCTCTATGATCGACAATTCGATGGATTCCGTATTCTCAAATACGCTGTCCGTCTCAAATGTCGCATTTGCGTTATTATACTGGTTCACTTCACCACTATCGGTCATGATTGTAAATTTAGTTGGATAATTTTCTCCAAACCGAATTGTCAGACCTTTAATGTCTGACTTCCCACATCCGAACACAAATTTCACACTAAATGTTCCAGCAAAGAGATTCTTCGATGTAATTCCATCTTTTGAATAATCATTTTCACTTCTCGGAAGAAAGTACATTCCACCATCAGCTCGAAACATATTTTTTTCATAGGTCGCATATCTTTTCACGGTATGCTGACTGTATAGGGATGTTGGATCAGAAAAACCGTTATACTTCTCCTGATCCTGCAGCTCCGCAGACTGTTGAGCATCCTGATTAATCAATCCTAACTGGACTTTCATAAAAGATTGATTTCTAACAGGACGCTTCATTAAGTCTTTATATTCTTGTGAAGTCTGATACATTCATTACCACCCCGCATCAATAATGTTGACCTTGCAATTTATGTAAGACAGAACTCTCCCCTCAGAATCGATCTTGAAAACGTCTGCCGTCCTGTCCCCCGGATACATAGTCAGTGTTCGCCAGTTATTGTTTACCATGTCCCAAAACTGAACAGTGAAAAAATAATTTTTATCAAATTCTTTTAGCATATCGGACCATGTTTTCGCATCCAAGTACGGCCATTCAAGGTTGTTGATCTTGTAGTTATCTCTTCCAATTTTCTGACCAACAACCTTATTATTAGCATTTCGAGCAGCATTTACCGCTGTGGTAACTACCATATTGGGATACCGTTTCGGTGTTGGAAACGGCTTTCCATTTATCCGTATGAAATTAGATATATGCCTTGCTGCCATCTCCTACACCTCCTAAGTTGGCGAAAAAGAAAAGCCCGCATTATTGCGTGCTTTTGAAATCTGCTTATCAACTCTCTTACTATCCATATTTACACTCACGTTTTTCCTGAGTATTGCTTTCTGATATTCAATAACCTCTCTCAATAAAGCATTCGTCTCATCATTTGCACGCTCCACACCGGAACTTACAGACTCAACGATTTGGCTATTATTTGCTACCACATGGCGATTTCCAATGTTTCCGATATACTCAGAGCCGAATCCATTTTCATTTGCCACATAAATCTCACCATTGAGCGGCATTCCACCAGTCTTATATCCTTTGTATCCTCTTGCAGTCCAACCGCTATACAGACTTCCATACCTTGATACTGTATAACGGATAGATGCAAGCATATTGGATAACGGGTCATAGATATTGGAGCTGTATCCCTCTAACGCATTCGCTTTAAAGGTTGAATCAATCACCTGCATCAGACCCTTTGACGGAGTTCCTTTCTTTGCATTGGAATCCCAGTTATTAATTGCATAAGGATTTCCACCTGACTCATGTTGCATCTGTTTCAGCAATGCATTCAGATTGTCCTCTGAAAACTGCTTTGTCATCTGCAATGCCTTTTTTGCAAGTTCTCTCCACTGCTCAACTCCACCGGATGGCGAATAATCCATGCTTGTTCCACTGAACAGATCCTTGACTTTGGAAACCACTGAATCAAACAACTTATTAATGGATGTCTTTGCAATAGTAAGTCCGGGTTCTAACGCCCCCGTGAAGTCAGTAAACTTGTCGATAGCCAACTGAACCAACTTTTTAGGATGCGTTGCATAATCAAATACATTTCCGGTAAAGCTTTTGAATGACTCCCACGCACTACCTATAAGATCTCCAATACCACTCTTGAAGTGTGGCATACGCTGCATCTGCGTAAGAGCTGCTGTCTTTCCAGCTGGAAGAACTTTTGTTCCCTTTGGCATAGGCAGTACCACATTGCGTCCCGTAGGAATAATTGTTTTTCCGTTCGGAAACTGAACTAGCTCACGGTATGTACTGCCAGACTGGTCATTTACGACTCCCAATGTATCATGAGCAACCCCGTTGGTTCCTGTTGCAAATGCTGGAATCAGGTCGCTGTCACCTCCAAGTTTTTTGTAAATCCAGTTCACAGCTTTCCGAACCGCATCCAACGCTCCCTTAATCGGCTTACTAATCCACCCCGCAACTTTTTCAAAGTATCCACCGATATTATCAAAAATTTTGGTGATGCCACTATAGGCTTTTTGGAATGTTTTACTAAACCAATCCGCTATAGGTTTTACACTGTTGCGGATATCGGATATACGCTCAGAAAACCAAGTTCCAATAAATTTAAAAGGAGCTTCCGCAAGCGTCTTTGCGGCAGAGAATTTCTTCGAGAACCACTCACTTACCGGCTCAAAAACATATTGAATTCCCTGCCAAATTCCGGAAAAGAATCCATCTCCATCAGACCACGCCTGCTGAGCCACTCCCCATCCACTCTGAAATCTAGCTCCAACTTCTATCGCCGTATCTGTTGCTTCTTCCCTAATGTTCTTAAACATTGTTGCAATACCTATGGCTGATGTAGGTGGAAATGAAATTTCTGGAAGCTCAACCTCTTCTCCAAACATCTTTTTGATTATTTCCTGTCCGAAACCTCTTGCAAAATCATTTGGCAAGTCAAGCAACGCATCGGATAATGCCAGAAAAAATTGAGCAAGATCCCATGTGAGTCCCGCCCAATCAATTCCGCAAATAAAATCCACAAGCTTTTGCCCTATAGTTTCAAAGGTCTCATCATCATCTAATGTGTTGATAAAGCTTGTCATTGACTCAAGTATGCCTTTTACAAAATTACTGAAAGTCTCTGCCGTAAGTCCCGCATCCCAATTTTCAAAAAAACCAGTTATGCTACTTGCCAAAGATGCACCCAAATTAGACCAGTCAAAATTTATATTGAATGCATTGGCGGCATGAAAAGCTGTATTTATAGAATTAGCAACGGTTCCTCCCAAATCATAAAAAAGCCTCGGTGAAATCAATCCGTTAAGGAATGTCGCCAAGTCTTTTCCAAAATTATCGGCCTTATGATAAACAGATTCCCACGGGATACCCTCCAAGGCGGAACTTAGTTTATCCCCAATGATCGCTCCAATTTCAGTGAAGTCAGACTTTGCTATAGCATCCTTAAACATATCAGCCAATTTATTCATCGAACTGGAAACTTCAATCGTTTCAAACATTTCAGACGGAGATGGTCCGCTCGAACTGCCGCCTGAACCGCTACTTCCGGACGAACCACTATTATCATTCGGCTGGACAACGTTCAGCTCATCAATTCCCAATGTATAGTTCTGTAAATCCTTAAGAGCTTTTTCAGCACCGTTAGCTGATTTCTTGGTTGCATCCAATCCAGATGCATAGTCTTTCCACGCCTTTTTGGCTTGTACGACATAGCCTTTCCCTGTGAGTGCTGCCATAAACTGGCCAACTGCATTCAAAGCACTTGCAATCATGTCAATGAATGTAGATATATATGGACCTACCACATTAATAATCGGGGCAAAAGCGACAGCCCATGCATTCTTCATGTAAAGAAGTGAGCTAACCATGCCAGAAATACTCTTGTTATACTCGGAACTATACTGAGTTAAGTTATCTGACCCTTCTTTGATTGCCTGTTTTATCTTGCTTATTAATCCAAAAATGGTTGAAAACATGATGGATGAACCAATCATTCTTCCAATCGACATTCCTCGCCGTGATTGCTTGGTATTCGTTGACCCCATTAATTCTTTTAGTGTTTTTATCGGATGTATAGCCTTACTCGCAACCGTCTTTGCATTTGCAATCGTCTTCGCCATCTTGTCGAAAGATTTTTTCACGGAATTAATCCATTTTCCGGCACCCTTAATATTACCGACAGCTCTTTTGAACCCGTTTGCAATCTTCGTGGCTCGGCTCATCGCAGCGGCAGCACGTTTAGCCTCTTCGGCTCCCATTTCAGCCTTTACACGCGTCCGCATCTGCCTATCATACTGCTTCTTTGCGGCTGTAACCCTTTCCAGTTCAAGAGCGACTCTATCGTACTCTGAATCTCCCTGTCCATATCCTTGAGTTCCAAGGTCTGAAAGATTTTGCTTCAACTGTTTTATTTTGTACTCAAGTGTATTAATTCCCTCTTGTGCAGTCTTCGTGTCAATAGATAACTCAGATTTCGCAGCATCACGCATTTCTTTATCATACTGCTTCTTTGCGGCTGCAACTTCTGCTAACTCTCTTGCAACAGCATCATATTCCGGGTCGTATTCTGTAAATCCCTTAGACGCTAATTCGCCAAGGGTTTCCTTTAATCGCTTTATTTGCTCATTGAATGTATTTGCTGTGCGAGAGTTCATGAAAGAATCAAGCTCATTCAACGACCTGCCAGCTTTCCATGCATTAACACCAAGCCCATCAACTACATCACTGAAATTTCTATACTGTGCAACTTCTTCGCCAAAGGTTGCTCTCATCGCCTCCGGGTCATATCCCATAGATTCTGCGGAAACCTGATGTGCTTTTTGCTCGGTCGGTGCAGTAGCTGGTGTTGATTCTTCACGTGTAATAGTAAAATCTTTTTCGCTTTCAGCATTTAACTTTCCAAGAGCCTCAGTTGCTGCATAGATGGCATTTTCATACTGGTTCATTTGCATAATTTTTTTGTACCAGTCTTTTCCACCTAATGTGTCTGTACCCTCCATGGTAACCATATCGCTTACTGCTTGCTTGACACGGGTATACGCACGTTCATATTTTGAAATTTCACCCTGAAGCTCAATCGCTTCCATAGATGAAAAATCCGTTGTCACCATAGAATCCTTGAATTTCTTATTAAGATCATCAAGCGGTGCTGCCGGATACTTCAAGTCGCTTCTAGTAGCTTTCTGCTCGGCAGTTCTTCCGGTGCTGCGTTTGAGACTATTCGCAATCTCATTCGCCCTCTCAAGTCCAGACAAATCCATCTGAGCACCGAATAACTCAGCAAGAGATTTTCCAGTATCTTCAACCCCCTTAACAGATTTTGAAAGCTGGCTGGACTCTTCTTTTGCAGCTTTAATGCCGGTTGCGAGATTATTTACGCCCTCAATTACACTGTCATAAGCAGAATCTTCAAATCCCTTTGGTTTTTCATAGCCTTTGGAAGTGTCATAAAAATGCTTCATGGCATTGTCAAGCTGAGCAAACTGATCCTCAACACTTCCACTTTCTTTCAAGATACTCGGAAATTGGCTTTGCAGTGCTGAGTAATACTCATCCATAGGCGTTCCGCTACCTGTTGACATTTTCTTTTTTAATATCGGAGAACGTTCCTTATAGCTATCTCCAATGGATTTCACAGTTTCAGGGTTCAACTTAATCTTTCCTGACTTATTAATCCACTCATAGAGTCTTCTATATTCGTCAGCCGTCTCTTTTGCAATAGAACCGTTCTTCGCAGTAAGATTTCCCAACTTCTCAATATCTTCCGTAAAGCCTTTGTAAGGATTGCCGGAATTTGCCGCAAGCCCCTTGGCGATTTTTTTCGTAAGGGATTTTACCTGATTCTGAACGTCTGCACCCGCAAGATTTAGATTGAAATTCCTTATGAGATCATTTGCTAAATCCCTGCCAAGTTTTTTGGCGGACGCTTTCATGGCATCACCGGAAAGCAGTTTATCAACATCAACGTTTTTGAATGAAAATCCACCCTGAGCCATAATCATGACCTTTTCAAGTGAATTTGCTACTTTTTCAAGTTTTTTATCTAAGGCACCTAATGCCCGATTGGCACGACTTGCCTCTGCCTCAACGACTATTTCAAGTCTGTCAATTTCGTTTTCCACTGCTCTCACCTCGAGTCCGTATTGTTTGCCCTATTCGCCCATGCTGCGAAATTAGCTGCTGCTATTTGCGTATTTTGGTCAATGATCTCTTCCAGTTCGTCCTCTGTCAGCTCCTCCGAATGTTCATTTCCAACAATCATATGCTTTTCAGGGTATGATGCTTTTTTAGACAAGACACATCCAATCGCTTTCAGTACATAGAGTCCATTCATCCATGCAGATATATCCTGCATTACAGCCACTTCACGCTCACGATCTTCCTGCTGTTCCTTGTAGATGTTCAACGCTCTCGGAGTCATATTCCAAAATTCCGAGTAGCCAATTCCACATCTAGCTGCTATTGGCAGCCAATACTCATAAATGAACTGCGTATAGCTTTCCGCTTTAATTAATCTTCCTCTGTTTCCTCGTCTGCTACTTTCTTTGACTTCGTAGCTTTCTTCGGAGTCTCCTGCTCGTCCTGAGTCATTCCGAGCATTTTTTGGAAAAAATCAGATTCTGACACTGCCTCCGCAAAAGCATTTGTGATATCAACAATGTTTCCACCGCCAAGTACGTGCTGAGTAATCAGTCTCTCAGCTTCCTCACGATCGCAGTCTGCCGCCACACAAGTAAATCCCATTGCGATAAGTAAGAGCTGTTTCTTACGGAACGCATCAATGATTGAGAATCCCTGTTCCTCCATCTTTGCGTATTCTCCAAACTGCATTTCTTTTACTCTGTATTCTTTTCTGTTGATCGTTACCTTTACCATTTTTAACTCTCCTATTGACACTCCCCACAGATAAAGCATGGGAATTCTTGCTTCAACCACTACTGCATTGGCTGATACCATTCGGTATCTCAATGTCTTACACAGTGTCCACAAGCTAGATTATACTGTTCCCGTATGCCCTGCGGTGCAGTTCATATGTTCTATTGTTTTACGTTTACTATGCTGACTGCATTTGCAGTCCTTTATTCAGTCTTATATCCCCATAGCTAAAGCAGGGGGCTTTACGACACACTGGATAAAAAATAAGAGCCGCCACCAGGCGGCTCTAGCAAATTCCAATGTTAAACAGTATCAGCATATTAAGATGCGAATGCTGTGGCTGCCGCTTCTGATTCGATCGCAGAGTCTCTTACAATCGTAATGGTCATTTCACGTGCAGCGTTTACATCACCGCTGTTGACCTTTACGCTCAGAACTCCTGTCCAAGAGAACTGACCATCTTTACCATCAGCACCGAAATCCAGCTCAAACACCTGCTTCTTACCAGCTTTTGCGAGAACTGCCTTATGTGTTTCTTTCGTGTAGTTCGCTGTGAACTGCATATCGTCTGCACTGCGAACTCCTGGAATAGACGCTTCATCCTCATCGTCCAAATCGGTTACTGTAATTTTCTCAGGATCTCCACCGAGATCAGGGTAGTTCTTAATAGGACACAGCTTTGCAACCGTTGCACCAGTGTCACCACATTTCAGGACTGTATTAATCGTACTCAATGCTTTTACTTCTGCGTTTGCCATTTCTTCTTCCTTTCTACCGCTAACTATTGCGGTCAGCGAATGTCTCCTAGCGACATCCGGTAAAATACACATTAAAATAGGGAGTTTTACGCTCCCTTAGTTTCAAATTTCTTTATTTCATCCACCGATGCAACAAGTCTGTTAAATCTCGCCACAGTACGATAAATGTTTGTGTCTGATGCATTTTCAACGGGTTTTGGACCGTATGACCGAGCATACCCCATTTTTCTCATAGCATCGCAACATTGATTTATGATATCTTTTGATTCGGTAATGTTCTTATTGGAATAGCACTGAATTTCCATCACCGATTTTACAGCATTCTCTGAATTATCAAGATCCATGCAAGCATCCGTGTTGTCAATTTGCACGACTGATACTGCCGGAAATGATGGTGGTGACTTGCTGGAATAATTGGATACATTTTTACAAGTTTCTGCCACATATGTTTTTATATTGGTCAGAACCCTATTAGATGCGTCAATCACTTCCAAACACCTCCTTTGCAATACGGCTTATCACGCCCATATTTCTTAACTGTTGTCCAGTCTCATACATGAATGGACGGGAAATCATACCGTTTGTCCAGTGCCATTCTCCGTCTTTAAAGTAGTACCAGCCAGCTTCGCCATGGCTATTCACATCATACTTCCATCCCGCCATGGACTTGTTGGGATGAGGCGACTTCTCCCCTACTACTCCCGTTCCAAACTCAACATACGCAGCCCACGGGCAATCGGTATAAATAACATATGTCGCACCATTGTAGATGATATCTCCCTGTTCAAGCTGCAAGCTGTTTAAAAGCTCTCCTGTATAAACAGCATCCTTGCCGGATATTTTTATGCGGGCGATCGCTATACCTTCCTCTGCAAGCCTGTAAGCGAACTCTTCACAATTCTCCTGTATCCGGTTGTTATATAGCCGAACCTTTCGACCAAGCCCTCTGAAATCTTTCGCTGACAGTCCCACTGTGTACTTAGGCATTCTTTTTCCTCGCTTTCAGTGCGACAACGACGCCGTTCAAGCCGTCTGCGATACCAGCAACAGTGTAGTCAGCCGATTCACCGTCAGTGGTTCCATCTGCATTCACATCCGGTCTGCTTTTCCAAATAAGAGACTCTTCTGTAATCGGGAGATTTTCTACTGTGGACAATGTTCTTGTATAGTCAAGGTTCGTTCCAAACACATCCGCATATGCAGTCCCACGGCTTGCTGACAATGAAGCATAAAAAGATACAGGAGAACTGTAACCACTGTCGCAATCTCCTGTATCGTCACCATTTTCATCCAAAATATGTACGTCTTTGACGTAATTTGCATACCATAATTTCTGTGTATTTCTTTTCAAGTTTCTCAATACGCTACCCTCCACCTAAAATGCGTATATGTCCCTGCGACCTTTCCGGCAGTCACCGTATTGGTCACGCACAATCTTCTGCAACTTAACCCTGTTGCCGGGAGATAATCGGATCACCTATACCTTTCTCAAACCACTGTGCATATAGCAACAACTCCTTCAAGGTACGTGCTTCGCTGAACCCATGTCCTAGTTCCAGTGTTATCATTATGAGAACTTTCCCCCTCAGCACCAATCTGATTATAGTCGTACAGTGCAAGATTGCGAATATTGGAGTAATACCGCTCCATATCCTTTTCTATCATCTCATCGCTATATTCATCGGGATAACTTCTTATCCTCTTTACCTCTCGATAGGCATTTTTGATCTTGGAATTAAGAGCCAACAAATCAGCACTTTCCGATATGCACAATTCCTCGATCAATTCTTCACTTATTTCATATACTAAGCTGTCCATGCAATCACCTATTTCTTTGGTGGTCGTCCTGCCCTCTGTTTCTCATCTGCCGTTCCACTTCTTTTTGTCTCGGAATCAGTGGCTTTCTGAACCACCCGTTTCCATCCACTTAACGCAAATGCGGAGGCCTGAATTTCAGACCCCACGCTCATCTTAACTCCATTTTTTTCAAATGTGATAATCATTATCTCTTACTCCTTAGTCTGCTGGGTTCTGGCAAACACCGATAGCATCTTTCTTCTGATTCAGAACAAAAGCATCGTAGCGAACACGTCCTTCTACGAGGCTACCAGAAATTCCCGGTGCATCCTCATGAATCTTGTACTCAGCAAGTTTAATTGGTGATGGCATAACCACTGGGTTAGTGATTACAAAGTTTGTTTTCTCAGGGAAGTAAGATGCAGGAGCTTTGATAATAAGAACTCCATCAACTTCACCTACAAGTCCCGTGATAGAAAGTTTTGTAGCCATATCGCCTTTCTTTGTAAATGCTTCGTCAAGTTTCAGCATATTGTAGTAACCCGGAGTTACGATACAAACTCTTCCGCCTGTCGGCACTTTAGCATTGTCAAGAATCTCCTGCACAGCAAGGAACTTCTCATATGCGTTAGCTTTTGTCACAGCAACGTCTTTAACAACGTGTGATACGTCTGCTCCTGCAACCAGTTTTGCGATACGGTATGTATCAATCTCAGGAATAATAACCTCGTCAATCTGACGTCTCAGTGCAGCAGCCGCAGCCATTGTTCCCATTGTGTCATCTTCACTCTTCTTGTCGATTGTGAATGTGAAGGCTCTGTCTTTGGAAAGAACCATCTCCTGAACTTCATTCTCAAGCTCTGCCGGTGTTCCGTATCTGTTAGCTCCGTCTGTTTTGTAGTCTCCCATTGTTGCAGTCGGTACAGAAAATACCTTTACTGTGGAAACTCCAACCCAGTCATATGCGTAGTTTACAAGTGCAGATGTGAGTGCACCAACTTTAAATCTTTCATCCACGATCTGTGAATACTTCTCAGCGTAATTAACAGCCATTTCAATTCTCCTTTTCTAACTTTTTGAAATCAGCGAACACATCTTTATGTGCCCGGTATATACTAGGAAGATTAACCGTTGAATCCTTTCAGGAATAAATCAGTCTCTTCATCTTCGCCCTGTCCGGCATTTACTGGCGGTCTACTCTTGAGCCATTCTGTCTCAGCCTCTTTGATAGAAGCATCCTTGAACTTTGCCATGTTCTCTGTCACTTTCTCCATATCATTGTCAAGCTCCGCCCTGGCCGTATCCTTCGCCATGTCAGCAGACATTCCAAGTGCAAGATAGCGTTTCTCTGCCTTTGTCATATTAACTTCATCTTCAAGCCCTTTGACATATCTCTTCCGCTCTTCTTCTGCCTCGCGTTTAGCCTCTTCTTCCTGTTCCTCCGCAGTCTGTTTAGCCTTTAACTGTTTTCTGTAGTTGGCGGCTTCTGAGGATGCCTTATTGTAGTCATTCTGCAACTTTGCACTGTTGGCTCTTTCCTGTGCTAACTGCGCCATCAGTTCTTCTACAGTAGGCTCTTTCTCTTCCGGTGTGTTATCCGGATCCTGATTCTGCTGTCCCTGTCCTTCAAGGTTTTTGTTTTCTTCCATAATTATCATGTTCCTTTCTTTCGCGTTTAGAGTTCTCTCTCATAGTTACGTTTCGCGATTATAGACTTCTCTGTCTTTCGCGTTTGATAAGGCACTTCTCTGTGCCATGTGTGTGTGAAAATCAGCTATGTGCTATAGCTGTAATTTCTAAAAATAAATTACCGTGCATCTGCAATTTACAATCTGATTCGCACTTGCACCAAGTGATGTATCTTTTGGATATAGCATCCACGAATCCCCAACATGGAAAGCTTTATTAATCGGGATATATTTCCCGTTCACATCAATGTGGTCGATCCTAGTGGCCTCATCAATGATTGCTTCCCATCGTTTCATTGTCTTTCTGGCATTCACAGCTTCCATGTGTCTAGCGTGGTTTATCACCGTGTTTACTTCGTTTTCAGCCATAAACCTCGCTCTATCCAATGAATAGTAATAAGGTTCATTCTTGTGCCGATTAGTGCTGTCTACAACATCGTATGAAAAGCTCTTAACATACGTTTTAAGGTAATCATCGACTTCAACGTACTTCCTAAGCACTTCCATGTAATCATCTTCCATGCACTGCCTAATAGGCTCGTAATTGGTATTATTCGCTTGCTCTATCGTAAACAGCCATATCATTGTTGTGATAAACACTTCTTCAAGTTCTTTAGCCATCTGAATCCTTTCAGATTTTTCTTCTTCCGGAAGATTCATTTCTCCGAAATACATTTCAAACGGCATACTGCGTTCATTTTGGACAAGAGTGTTTAATTCATCAAATCTAAGATTCTTGAACATCGTCACCACCACCATCATTGGTACTCATTCCGTCTAAAATCGGTGAATTGCCCGTTTGATCGGACAGGTCAGCCATCTCCTTTTTCTGTGGTTGCTGCTGAGTATCTTTCTTTATAAGCGATTTCTGATACTGTTCAATCGTTTTTCGACTGTCAGCCCATGCCTGTGCCACATCTGGGAATAAATCAACCTGCTCCATAGCGACACGTCCATGCACTCCGGAATTAATCATTGCAACCATTGAATTAACCTTTGTAGCAAGATCATAAGTCTTGTTCCTGATGAATTTTGGCTTAACATCAGAAAACTTTAATTCCCGAAGCGGACTGTCATATGGTATATCGTTTGTTTTTTGAATTGCAATCAGTTCAAGTTCTACAATCTCCGCTTTTCCTCGGCGTAAAATCTGTTCTTCCTTGCAAGCACTGTTTTCAGCAGCACTCCAACCAGAAGACATATTCATTGCAGATCCAGTAGAGCCGCCACCGGGATCTGTCTGAATTGGGACGTAAGCCTTTTGTAAAATCATGTTACGCTTGCTTACGATATTTTCTTGCACGCCCTGATAATCAAATGTGCTTGAAACAGCCTTTAACATTGGCGTTCCACCATTCCCACTCTGCGGTGCGATAATCCATTGCCCTCCAATAGGAGACTGAGTTTTACCATCACTATCTTTCGGCAAGTCGAATCCTGTACCAAAAAATACTTCCTGAGTTGTCTGTGCTACGCTGTTGGCGAAATCAGACACCTCTACGTTCAGTGCGTTCATATCAGAAATCTGCCGTTCAAAGCATCCCATTCTGTCCGTTGCCCGGTTAAACTCCACAATCGGGATCTTGCCGAACGGATTTGCCTCTCCGCTTCTCCCCATAAATGACCACGGATTTTCAGGCTTATTTCCATTTATAATTTCTCGCATATCTTTAATCTCATAGCGAGTATCCGGCGTGAACACTGTATAGTACACCGTTCCGTCCTTCGTCCTGCGGAAAGTAACACCAGCAATCTTTTCTTGTAACGCTGAATTTCTGTAGATGCAGAACGTAAACAAGGGATTTAGCGTTGCAAGATCAAATGGAGCTAAACCATCATAAACCTTTTTGATATCAACGAACTGATAACCAATTCCGTTAATTTCAACAAATCTGCCAAGCTCCTGATCTTTTGAAAAAGCATATTCTGAATCATTCAGCTCATTCAACATGGAAATCGCATCATCCTGTGAATCATTCTGTTTATCTGTAGATTTGCTCAAATCCTTATTTCCACGTTGCACATAGGTGATTGGCTGCCCCCAAACATATCCGAGCTTAAACTCGGTAATTTGGTTTGCGAGATTATCTTGCACTCTAATATCAACGTCCTTGCGGATCGTTTTCTTTCTCACAAGTGGCTGAACACCTTTTTCGTACCGCATCAAGGTAACCATATTGTTTGCATTTTCCATGTGGACAAGCATCGCTTCTTCCAACACCTGAAAGATATTTTCTTTTGTAATCTTTTCCACATCCGTATAAATCCGACGTCTGCCGGTAAATTCCGGGTATGTAAATACTTTATTGTCCTCAGACACCGAATCCCACCTACCTTTACGCAAAAAGAAAAAGCCTCACGCGACATTATCACGCAAGACTCTCTCTAATGAACGAATTACAATTTCTTCGATTATGAGTATAGCACTCTTAATTGTGAATTGTGTGAAACCTTATCGGGAAACATATTTTGACAACCTCTTTGATACAGTAGAACGCTCCATACACATTATTTCTGCAATCTCCTGTTGACACAACCCGTCCTTTGTGTACTCAAGAATCGCCTTGTCCTCAATGTCTTTGCAATTTGCTATCACATTGTCAATCGCAAGTTCCAGCTCATTCAGATACCGAATGTCTGATTGGATCTGCTCTTCAATTATTCGGCAATCTTCTTCCCATTTCTTCATCTGTTGCTGCTCATACTCCGTACACCCAGTAATAGTAAATCCTCTTGCTTCATACGGGAACTGCGGATTTGACCCATAAACCTTTCCCGAATAACAAGATGGACGCTTTTCTATGTACCGTTCAAGCTTTTTCTTATCCTTTTCAAGAAGGATTCCAAGTAACTTATAATTTGCGATATCTCTTCTCGTAATTTCCATTCTCTGTATCCTCCTTAAATTGGACTTTGTATAATTTGTGCCGCCCTAACGAAACCAGTTGTAACAAATAATGCAAAACTCGCCAATCCGTCCGGCACATCATCGTGTGGATTCTTCCCACGCACTGAATAACTCAACAGAAATCCCATCATTCTTCCGTAATCATCTTTCGGTTTATAATGTTCACGATCCCTAAAGAGGACGTGCTTCTTTACCCAATCTGCATTGACAATAATCTTTGTTTCCTTATTAGATTCCGTGTACTTTGTGGTTATGTTGCAGGCACCGCCTTTTTGCTCAACAAGCTTACTTACTTCAAGTGCTACACGGTCCCCACCATTGTTTGACTCGAACTGACACTGTTGCATTTTAGTATTAACTATCAAATCCGATGTCCGCTCATACTGGATTCCGTAATTGGAATTATCATCACAAACACAGTCTGTAAGATAAAAGTCGTTTCCGTACTGCAACATACAAGGCAAAAACAAATAGTCAGTACCTTTATTTTTCGTATCGCAGATGCCCCATACAGCGTCAGGCTCAGTAACCGGCAACGTAATGAATCTCCGCAATTCTTCATCTGTATACAGGAGTCCTTCACGTTCGATAGGTTCATTCTTATACAGACACTTGTAGGTGATCTCATCCATTGTGAGTTCCTGGTCATGGAAAAACTCAACGCTGAAACCATTGTACTTGTAATCGAAATTCGACTCCCCAGTGATAGGGTCTATGTCCGGTATGGCAATAAATCTTGCCCTGTCATTTCCATCGTAAATATCAATTAGTCGCCCAATGACATCATGCACGGACCATCTCGTAGCAATATGGATTTCTTTGCAGCCATCCATTTTTCTCTGTTTGGCGTCAGTACCGTAGATTCTCCAAAGCTTGTCCAGAATATTTTTATTCAATGCTTCTTCGATACCACCAATCAAATCATCACAATACAGATATCTATTTGCACGGACTTTACCGGCATTCTTACTTCCAACAGATGTACACTGGATATTTGAGAACGGTTTGTATTTATTGAAATTTATGGTTTCTCTCTTGGCATTTGTGCTATGAAATTTCACGTCTGGGAAAATCTCTTGCCAGCAATATTCATCTGAGTTCGTTGTAATATCCATAACCCCGTCATAGAACATTCTGGTAATATCTCCACTGTGTGAGAAAAACAAACTGAAATCATCCGGGTGCCTTCCGATTATCCATGAACAGAAAAACTTTTCAAGAGTGGTGTTATGCGTAATGATATAATCATCTGTAATATATAAATGACTTTCATCATCAATGTAAATGCATTGGCACTCTTCTTCACCGATGTATTCTATCTCTGATATGAATCTCTTCATAACTTTTCTTTTTGGAGTATACTTTTCAGCTTTTCTTGTCAGAGAAAATATACTATCCATGCCAGAGGTAAATTGTATGATAATCTCAAAATAATCATTGCATTGTTTATACTTACCATTTTTCTTATATCCGGCTTTACGTTTGTTTTTACTTGCATAACCTCCAAGAGAATGAACAAGTTCGCATACATCATTTGCAAGATGTTCTGAAATTGTAGCGTATGTACAATAATATTTTGAAGCAGATCCGTCTGTATCCATAAGACCTCTCAAAAGCCACAATCTCTGCTCATAACTTCCATATAGATAATCTTTCGGTATGAATTTATCTATACTCTTCTTTCCGAATAATCCGAGCCTATCAAGTTCTTTTCTGACTAAGCTTCCAACTTTTGCATTATCGCCTTCATGTCCACTAACAAAATATGTACATCTCTCTTTATATTTCAAGCTATATCCATCAGGTAAAAAACTGTCAAATCTATCCAACAATTCTTTGTCTACAGAGCTTAGCAAAACACTACCACCAGTTAATCCGCCATCTCCGATAAGTGCACCGACAACATACGGGTGCAGGGAAAATTCTTTTTTCTCAAAACAATCGATCTTAGGAACATAATCTATTGAATAATTTTTTCTCTTTCCATTCTCCAACTTGTAATTTTTAAGCATTTCAGACAGCTCTACTGTCCTGTATTTTTCGCTACCATCTTTATTCTTTCGTCTGCGATCATCTCTTGTTTGTACCGTCCATAAGTGATTATCCGAACATCTCGTCTTGGAACCATCATCGAAGGTCACCTCATACATCTTTCGCTTCTTTCTTGGTGAGATACTAAGTACGGTTGCTACTTTTCCTGTTCCAGAAATTACCTTTGTACCTACTTTGACGTCCCCCATTTGTATAAATCCATTTGGCGTCAATATCTTTGAATATAAAGGTTGACACTTCTGCGTTCCCGGTGGCATGGAAATTGAAAGGATGTCAAGTTTGTCATCCTCAAGATCCTGCATTGCCTGAATCAATCCATGCTTATTCAGTTGTTTCCTTTTCGGGGAGTAGAAGCGATCCTGTTCTAATCGTTTTCGCTCAAGATAAAGTAGATAGCTGTCAAACAAATGAGGTGCCTCAAACTTTAAAGCTTGCCAGTACAAGGTTTCAAACCGCACATCCTGATTCTTTATCAGTAATCTCTGAGCCGATAACTTAACCGCCTTTGAGAGTTTCAGGCAGTATTGCAGATAGTCATGATTATCCTCATACATATTCAGGCACAACTGCATAATATTATCCCATGTACTATATTTATTTGTATCCTGCATTTTCAATGCGTTTGCTAATCTCTTATACTCTCTAAACTCCATGTTTCTCCCTAAATCAAAAAAGAGCCAATATCTGCAATTTCTCACAAATATCGGCTCTGGCTCTTAGACTCTGGCACTAATTATTCTTTAATTTCAACAATTCCATTCTGATCAATGATTTTAATTTCAGCTCCCCAGTAAGACTTCACATATGATTGCATCCCAGAAATAATATTTCTAAGTTTTTCATTTTCAATCAATAAAGAACTCATGTCATCTTCAAGATTGGCAATTTTCCTTTTAAGTTTCTTCTTTCCCATGAATCTTCCCATCCTTAATCACTGGATAATACGCTTTCTTACAGTGTTTACACCATATCGGTGCATTCTCAATATTGGAATTCTTTTCTACCCTCTGACCAGTCTTATGACCAGCCGGGCAGTAATACCAACCATTAACGATCATGTTATTCCTCTGTATGACAGGTGTTCTCAATCTTTCCATACACATCTTCATACAGCTCCTGTTTGTCCCCGTTGTATATGTACTCAGCATAGATACCATCACCGCTGATATCAGTTGAAGCAAGGCATTTGTAGTTCTGCAAAGTCTTACAACTCCATACCACAAAAACATTGCTTAAGTCAATCGGTGTTTCTGGTCTGTTCTTCCGATACCATTCAACAAGTTTCTTCTTTGCTACACTCTGAAAGTGATTCATTCCTGTAATAATCATGATTAATCCTCCTCATAAATAATATCCAGCCCGTAAGCAACAGCAGCAGCATGTTCAATCTTACATCCTCTTGCATTCTCCCAGCCTTTACAGAAGTACGCTGCATGGCACAGAGACATATTCTCTAAGGACTTAGCAAGGAAACATAGTGGAATCTGTACTACGCCACGTTCTTTCATGGATTCGTTGCTGTACCACTCATCTGTGAAAAGAGTATTCACAACCTCATATCCTTTTTCTTCAAGAACCTTAATTGTTTTCTCTCTTGTTGCTACAATTTCTGCATCCGTCTTTCCGGCCATTGGCTGACTTAACATTGCTTTCATCATAATTAATCCTCCTGTTCCCATCCATCTTGAATCATTTTAGGTTTATACACATGTTCCGTATATCCTTGTCCATTGCAAAGGTCGCATTCTACATCGTAATACTCGTAATCATCGCAACATTCCCAGTACTGAGCTTTATTGCGCTTCTTTGTGATTTTTCCAGTCCCACTACACTTTGGACATTTATGGATTTTATTTCCCTGCATTTCTTTTTGCAATTCTGCTAAAGTTGTATTCTCTCCATAAGTCTTGCACAGCCTTACAACATCACATATCTTCATCGCATTCTCCTCGTTCTTCCATAAGTCAACAATCGAAAGTGGTATATGATAATACGGTTGCCATTCTTCAACAGTTTCCTTTGCACCCTCGATTGTTTTGCATATCCATACCGGTATTCCGTTCAATGCATTGACTACTGCATATTGGCAATCCGGATATTTATTCCTAGCATTATCAAGTGTTAATGTATTAGCATTGCATGAGATATTATTTCGACTGCATCTCACTAAATCGAAGATTTTTGCTAAATTCATAAATCGCCTCCGCTGTTATCGGTTCTCTGCCAATGAAAGAACCATCACCACAATAAGCACTGAATGTAATATTGCCAACAGTTACATTCGAGAAAAGAGAAAATGGTATCACTCCAAGTTGTGTTACTTCAAATTTCGGGATAAATTCATCCATTCCACATCCGCATACTGAATGAAATTCTAGGAATCCAGTTACTTTCTGTCCTGTTTTCTCAACATAAGCTTTTAACGGATTAGGTACTTTAGTTATTATTTTTGCTACTCCGCAAACATCCAGTCTTCCGCAAGCATGTCTGCCTGACTTGCAAGCCATCCCATCTGTACTCCTGATGTTCCGACAAATGCAATAGCCATGTTTCCGATAGCATCATGTTCACAGTTTACAATTTCTCCATCTGCTGTTTTGTAAGAAATGCCAGTGGCAAGCTGAATGTACTGCTCCTTTCCATTCCAACCTTCACGAGCTACTTTACGTCCTTTCTTTAATTGCTTAATAGCTTCACTGAAAGAAAAAGTTGCTTCACCACCAAGTGCCGGACAGTTCGTGTCATCCGCAAAAATCCATTCATCGGAGCAAATATTGGTAAATGTATAATCTACACACTCGGTTCTACGAACATCAATGTCCTTACCATCTTTTGTATGTATCAGAATTGACTGCACCGGAATGCACCAAAACCAATATCCCGCCCATGATGGAAGTTTCACTTTCGCTCCGTGTTTCATTGCTTCAAATGCTTCTTTAAATGTCATCGTTCATCCTCCTTTTTTCTAAACTGGCATGGCAGGAATCGAACTCGCGACACTTCGGTTAACAGCCGAATGCTCTACCGTTGAGCTATTACCCGATAAAATTACTGCATTCGGAATCGAACCGAAACCTATTAGCCATTCGCTAATCATTCTGCCGCTTAAACTATACAGTACACTGGAAAATCACTATGAAAGAAAAAGGTCTCCAGGAAATTCCACTCCCCGGAGAGAGCTACCGCCCGGAGTCGAACCGGGAATCTGTTGATCCATAGTCAACCGCTCTATCCGATTGAGCCATGATAGCATATTGCTGTTTTTAAAATGCGATAGTACAAGGAGCGTCATGTCATGACATAAAGCATTCTGAGAACAGCAAAACTCAGAAATGGCGAATGTCGGAATTGAACCGACTTTTCAAGGTTATGAGCCTTGCGTGGTAACCGTTCCACTAATCCGCAGTATAAATTATAATGGTTCAATATCTTTTCTCCACAAAAAACCATATGCACTTTTTCTACTTCCGTTTATGCACTCATGAATATGTGCCTGTTTGCTTATATCACCACAAGATAAAGCACATTCTCTTTCAGTTTTATATGAATTTACAATTGTACCATCTTTCAAACATTTATTTATGATGAACTTTGTATTTATTTGTTCAGTTCCAGTTTTTAAAAGTTCTATCTGGTAATCCAACGTATAGTTTTTCGCATGCATTATTAAATAATTATTCACACGCTTATCAGGAAATAGTGTTAATGTAAACTGGCTTCTTCCGATTACTTCTTTGACAGGAATTAAGTAGCACTGATTTTCATATATTGTGCAGAAATAATCTATCTCTTTCTCTGTGTAAGTATTTTTTCTTGCCCCATTTGAAGTTAAATGTGTACTAAGCGTGCTTATCATAAATCCTGTTGTTCTTTTTCTAGCGGTCTTAACTTGTATTTTCTTTAAGTTCCCATCAATGTCTGCAATAAAATCATATTTGCAGTATGCACTAACTGGAACAGACACATTTATGCCACGTTTGATGAATTCCGTCTGGCACGATAATTCTGTTTCAATTCCTTTTATTTCTTTTTCATGCATTCTATACCGTCAACTCTTTCTGATTTAGCCTCTTGCATATCCACAAATGCCGAAGATGCGTTTTTACTGAACTGTCACTTTCCATAAAACAGGTTCCGTGATTTTTCATATACGCGTCCATTACTATGCTCACGTTCGGCTACAGCTTATCACTGCCAGTTCTCCGGAAAGATACTGAGTTGAATTTCACATAATGGAATCAGAGGGAATCGAACCATCGACTTTTTTGCTTGCAAGGCAAACGCTCTCCCAACTGAGCTATGACCCCATAACCGTCCTCTGACGGTTAGCAGCAATATTTATCGTGCTGTGCGTTGCACTATGCGGTTATTTAAGTATCGTATCGTCTTACCGCCAACCTACACGCCGCTCTTTTGTTCCTCAAGCAGTAGTTGGAGATTTTAAAGTCTTTACTGACTATTTGTTATCGGTTACTACCGTATCCGCTCCCTGAACAGTAACCCATCCGAATTTGTTTCTGGCTTCGGCTTCTTTCATTCTGATAAGCTCATCAGTGATTGATTCACTGACAATTTTGTTCGACTCTGCTTCTGCCTTTGCTTTCGTAATTTCAATTTCTGCATCAGCCTCCGCCTGTAATTTTTCAGTCTCTTTCTGAACCTTGATTTTCTGCTGCTCAGCTTCTGCCTGCTGTTTTTCCTGTAATGCAGTTACCCTGCTGTCAATAGACGCCTTAAGTTTCTTGTCTGGGTGTACATCAATAATTGACGCATCAAGGACTTCAATTCCATAGCTCTTGCTAAATTCTTTGTTCAGATATTCTGTAATTTCAGTGTTAAGCTGCGATCTATTGCCGGAATAGATATCCATCATAGAATAATCAGTTGTCACTTCGGAAATTTTTGATTTCAGGACAGTTTTTACACGACTTTCTACAATGTCATCTCCATCCATTCCGCGAAACCTTTTGTATGTATCAACTACGGTATCCGGATTGTATCTGTATGACATCTGAAAACTCACAGAGATACTTGCGTCATCAGATGTGGCAACCTTAAAAGAGTCATCACCCTTACTACCCTCACGCTTATCCTTTGACATTACGAGAATCTCATTACTTGTGGAAAACTGTTTTACTTTTTTAAACGGGGATACGAAATTCAGTCCAGGAGAAAGTGTTTCTTTCTGAACTCCGTCTTTGTAGTTGTATACAATTCCAACTTTTCCTGTGTCAATAAATTTGCAAGATCTGACTGTGAAAATTCCACCTGTAATTGCTACTGCCGCAATAATTCCAATAAGTACGCCCTTTTTCATTCTTCTTTGTTCTCCTTTTCAATTTCCTTCTTTATCCTTGCTTCATCTCTTTTCATGCTGAGATAAACCTTATTTCCTATCCATGCAACTGCGATTGCGATTATGCTAAATGCAAGCACGGACAGAAGAAATATTACCCACATTTCTTCTTCCTCCTCATTCTGAAACCATGATATTTTCTCCAGTTGTTTGAACCGAACAATACTTTCCAAGCAAATGTCTTTTTCAAAGGTTCTGCATCAAAGCTAAAAGAAACTTTGAACTCATTGGCAATTTCCCCTTCACCAACTTTTATGTCGGCATCAGCAACCAGTTCTTTGGAAATATCATGAATCAAGTCATCCTGAATCAAACTTCCTTGCATATAAAATTCTCCTGTAGGTAGCATATCGCCATATGCATACTTGCTTTCATCTTTCTCGCCCATCAGATAATCCTCCAAAAAGCTTTCACATCCTCCAATCGAAACATAGCTTGCACAGATCCATTATCATAAAAACAGATGATGCCCAGTTCCGTATCTATCGAACACATAGTGCCACTAACGTGATACTCACCTTTTTTTGTTTCGACTACATACGTTGGAATGATGAACTTAACATCCCCATAAATCGTATTATCCATATTCACCTCATCAAATCGCATTCACGCTCTCAAACGCTTTAATCATCTTCGGGAACTGAATAGCGAACCAGTCAACAATAGTTTCGTCATGTCCAAATTGTCTGTAATGCTCATAATTGGCTTGCAAACCACTTTCAGCGAGGAAAGCGTGAATGATTTCGTGTCGCAACTGCTTTCTCATCAACCTATCGAAATCACCAACCTCATTGACGTTATCATCCCTGATTTTAATTTCTTTTGACGTATAATCACAGTAACCATCAACATCTTTGTCCTTAAACGGCTCCCGATAAACCTTGTATTCAGTTCCAAGAATATTTACTGTTGTCATTCGTTATCCTTTCAAAACGTATCCTACAGACACTTAATAATTAAACTGATAACCGTTACGATCACCATCACGAATGTAACCATGGCGGTAAATCCGAACAGGGTAAAGAGTATTTCCTCTCCCTTTTTGTATTCCTTTTTCACAGAAATTCTTAGCTGATCTGTAACGCCTAGCGTCCTAACATACATCCTTGACGTTATCAGAAGTGCAAAGCTGATGACGACTAATATCATCGTAATTTTAATTAACATATCCATCCTCCAAAAGAGCCTTTTTGTTTTTGGTCGTTATTTTTCGGGGTGAGGCTGTGCCGGGTGTACCATCCACTACAACCCCTGCCGGGGGGATCTCCAGCAACAAGCAATGCTAAAATGCAAGCGGTGCATCAGCAACCCGAACATATGTATCTATACGATAAATAGCCATTTTCAGTATAGATTATGCACTATATTTTGTATGCTATTTTGAACAAACGCAATATATTGTTATTTAATTTTAGTTTAGCATTATGTGCTACACGCTTGTTAAAATAAGTCAACCGGATCATCTGTATCCGCATCACCTGGAAGTGCTTTGGGATCTGCTCCGATGTCGGCAGCGATTTGTTCAATACTCTTTTTCGCTCCAGTAATCTGTTCATGCTCTACTGCTTTTGTCTCCGCCATTCCGTAAGCAGCTTTTGCAATGAATATTTTGTTCGCATCTGTCCCCTTGGAATTTCCCAAATTGTCGACCAAAAAACCTTTGCAAATATTCAACCATTTTTTGACCGTGTCGGAGTGTTCAGCTGTCCGATATCTCCCATTAAGCCAAGTATTAAACGTTGCCCTATTGATATCCACCAAGAAACTAAATGCTTCCAGTGTAGGATTGACACTATATTTACTACACAATCTTACATACACACTAAATATATTATCTAATGCTTTGATATCAGCATTATCAGGTTTAGATATACGATCTGAGATATAAAAAAGCATATCTACAAAGCTATCTTTTACGATCTTTTTACTTTCCTGATCCACACGATCTATCTCTAATTCATTTCTGATATACTCATCAGCGTAATAATTAATGTCATGTCTGTATACCTCTATCCCAGTAGACGTAATGTCTGTATTATCTTTCATTTCCGTTCACCTCCAGGCTGTAAAAATATAAATAAAAAAGACCGATCGCCGTATGCAGTAACGTATATCTGCTATACGGGTCACGGTCTCTAAGGACTACCAAGAATTGTATATATTATAATCTGGCTATATACTGCCTATTCACTTTGCTTGGTTAATATATTAATCTAATATTTTGCAGGTGTCAACCCCAATCAAAAAAGTTGTGCATCCGCTTGCGAAATGCACAAGATATAATATATATTCTTTTCTTCTCTTCTCTATTCTATTCTTATCTGGGTTACCGAGTGGTATACCAACTGGTTACAAACTGGTATACCAAGCATATTTCACTCTCTGGAAGTGCAAAAAAGACAGCCCAAAAGGGCTACATATCTTGACTAATCAGATTAGCCATGATATTATAATGCTGTCGCATGGAATGGACGCTTTCCGATGCGGTTCCGGCAGCAATTCCGCCGGGCAAGGATTGAAATAATGGCATTCAAAATGATGTCGGTGTCACACGGATTGAATATTTTAACGTGAGAATAAGAGCGGGGCAAAACCCCGCTCTTATTCGTTTACACATCATTTTTTCCAGCTCCATAACATTCGTAAAACGATTCTGTGAGCCGTCCGAGCTGGTCCGGTGTTAGAGCTTCTTTTAGTTCATCCGGCACCCACTTATAAGAATTGTTGAAGCTGTCGGTACAAGTACCGATTGCACAAGCCTCTTTGACCTTTTGCAACTTGTACATTTCTGCCAGCTCTTCCGTGGTTATATCTCCGCTTCTAACGGCTTTTCTGCCCTCTGCGGTCAATATCTCCATAGCCTTGTTTTTTGCTATGGTTCCAATTCCTTTTATCTTCACCCTGTCGTCCTCCTCTACTCTGCAAACTGTTCCAGAAATTCGTTTACATCTTCCAGTGATCCAAGCTCTACTTTTTCGCTGTTCGGATTGTCTGAATAATAAAAGTTGTCGCCATCTTTCCAGAATGTAAAAGAACTATCGCTGTATACTTCAAAAGCTTTTCTTGTAAGCT